GCAGAATAGCGCCGCCCCCATCGCGCCCACGGAATCAGTCCGTGGAAAAGTGTCAAACTCAGTAGCAACGTGCTACTGAGTTAAATCGCCGCACGAATGCGGCGGCGCTGCGCGGGTGTCAAAGCATTGATTTTCTTAATCAACGCCTCAACAGGATCGACGGCGCTGCGCTTGGCTTTCTTCTTCGGCGTGGCCGATTCAGACGGCCAGATAAACCCGATGACGCGATTCATTGCGCTTCGGGCGTTGCTGCCCTGTGGCAACATAAGACCGCGCTGCCCCATTGTGATGGGCGTGTGATACTTCGCGCTTGCCCACTCCATCGCAAGCGCTCGTCCTACTGCTTCGTCAACCCCCATGCCCAACAGCTTCTCTGCAAAGTCGCAAGCCGTGTCGTTCACGGCGTTAAAAATCAGGTAGGCTTGGTTACGGGTTTCAATGGTAAGGCTCATTTGTGTAACTCCTGTTTGTGTAACTCAGTAGCACGTTGCTACTAAGTGGCGTCGCAGCCCCACGGCGTAGAGCAATTCGACAACATAAGTATACCATAACGTGTTTTGGTAACTCTCAGTTCACCCCGCAGCTTCGCGGCCTAGCCCCGCAGCGTCGCAGCGTCACCCCACTGGGGGGCGGGGAACCCTTTTGACGGGGCAGTGTGGCAGCTTGGCTAAAACACTGTTTTTAAAACACACCGCCAGAAAACTAGACCCCATGTAAAAAATTTTACATAAAAAATGCAGAGTTAACCTGTCAAAGTTTTTACACATCAAGGTAAAAAAAGTGGCCCCGAGGAGGTGGGGCCACTGGAGGGCGCTTTTTAAGCGCTTCACAACGGAGGAGTTCGTAGTGTATTATAGCTTTGCCAAAAAGTAAATATGTTTTTCGCTTAATAAGCGCGGGGTTAAATGTTTGAACACTTGATTAGCATACAAGATGCCGACTACGCACCCAGTGTGCTGCCAGATGACGCACCGTTCATCCCAGATAAAAAAGCTGGCGCTGCTGATATTGTGGACGGAAAAACCGAAACCTCTGATTGGTTAAAGGAATTAGGCTTTGACGACGACGCCACAATAACCGCCGCGCAGCAAAAATCAGCCCAAGAAGCGTTTGCAGCAATGACCATACCGCTGGACGCCACAACACAACAAACCGCGCTAGCCAAAGTCACCGTTCCCAAAGCCGTCCAGCATCTGGTCGGAATGCTTACCGCTTACGATTGGGCCTTTGTTGACCAAGCTAAAGAGTTACGCGGATACTGTATAGCGCAGTTGTTGGAAGAGTCTAAGCATCCTGACGCTAAAATCCGCCTCCGGGCCATTGAGCTATTAGGCAAGGTTACCGAAGTGGCACTGTTTACAGACCGCATTGAAGTCAAGAAAGCGGAGTTGTCTGACACCGATTTGGAAAACGAAATCAAGAGCCGTATGGATAAGTATATGGACTTGATGCAAGTGGTTGAAGGCAAAGTAGCGGATATTCCACCAGAACTGGAAGAGCTTAATGCCAGCGCAGCGTGAACAAAAAGAAGAACTACTGACGCTGCTTGAAGAAAAAATCAAGCGGTTGGAAGTTGCTGCCGCCCAGACATCGTTGATTGAGTTTGCCAAAAAGGTGTATCCCAACTATTCCGTTGGCGCACACCACAAGATTATGGCAAAGCTTTTTAAAGACGTGCTGGATGGCAAAAAGAAACGCGTCATCATCAATGTTGCCCCGCGCCACGGTAAATCGGAATTGACTTCGTTTTTGCTACCAGCGTGGTTGCTGGGGCATCATCCAGAGTTCCAGATCATTATGGCAACGCACACGTCGTCTCTGTCTGAGGACTTTGGTCGTAGGGTGCGTAACTTAATTGCTTCACCTGAATATAAAGAAATCTTCCCCGGCACTGAACTGAGCGCAGACTCTAAGAGCGCGGGGTCGTGGAATACAGCCAAAGGAGGCAAGTATTACGCGGTAGGTACTGGTGGTGCGCTGGCTGGACGTGGCGCTAACCTGCTGGTTATAGATGACCCGCACTCTGAACAGGACTTGAAGAGTGGGTCTAAGCTACCGTTTGAGCAAGCGTGGAACTGGTATCAGACCGGCCCACGGCAGCGTTTGATGTGGGGTGGTTCGGTTATTGTGGTGATGACTCGGTGGGGGCAGCTAGATTTAACAGCCAAGTTGATTGATTATCAGACTAAAAACCCAGAAGCGGATCAGTGGGAGATTGTTGAACTCCCCGCTATCTTGCCGTCAGGTAAAGCGCTGTGGCCTGAGAAGTGGCCCGTAGAAGAACTACTTAAAACAAAGGCGTCGTTACTCCCCCGCTTTTGGAACGCCCAGTATCAGCAGGAACCGACCTCTGACACTGTAGCTATTATCAAACGGGAGATGTGGCGGATGTGGCCTTATGAGCGCCCCCCTGCTTGTCAGTTTGTAATTCAGTCATGGGATACCGCCTTTGAAGCTAAGACCTCCGCTGACTATAGCGCCTGTACAACGTGGGGGGTGTGGTATAACGAGGAGGAGAAGAATGCGCCTCAAGTGATACTGCTGGACGCTTTTAAAGATCGGATGGAGTTCCCTGAGCTAAAAGAAGTTGCGCTTAATCACTATAAAGATTGGAAACCGGATGCGTTCATTGTTGAGAAAAAAGCGGCAGGTGCGCCGCTGATCCAAGAATTGCGTATGGCGGGGATTCCAGTGCAGGAGTTCACGCCAAGCCGGGGTAATGACAAGGTTGTCCGTGTAAACGCGGTGGCTGATTTATTTGCCAGTGGGCGGATTTGGGCACCCGATGAACGCTGGGCGCACGAGGTTATTGAAGAAATGGCGGCGTTTCCGGTTGGAGAACATGACGACTTTGTGGATACGACAACACAAGCGTTGCTACGGTTTAGGCAAGGCGGGTTCGTAGGTACAGCACTGGATGAAGCAGAACCTGTTAAAGAATTTAGGCCACGCCGCAGCATGGCGTACTACTAAGGGCTTATATGGCAACGCAAAAATTTATGGGAAAAAATCAATTGTTGGATAGATTAACAGAGCAGATGCGCACTCAGAAGAATCCGCCAACTGACCCCCATGCAGCGGCGGTAGCTGTGCTGCAAGCGCGGGGGCAGTTAAAAACTGATGGCAAAACATTTACTAAAAGCGGCGCTCTTCGTGATGCGATGACCGCTGAAGAACGGGCTAAAGACAGGGCTGCTAAAAGAACCGGAAAACCTGCAACGGCTTTTACTTACAACCCTAAAACAAACGCTGCTTTAAGGAAATAACATGGCTATGGATAAAAGTTTGTATCAGGCACCACAAAGCATCGACGCGATGTCGCAAGATCAACCAGATGTTGAAATTGAGATTGTTGACCCCGAGGAAGTAAACATCAACGCGGGTGGGATTGAGATTTCAATAGAACCGGGGAAAGAAGGCTCAGAAGATTTTAACGCTAACCTTGCGGAAGAAATGGACGAGCGTGCTTTACAGACTTTGGTCTCTGATTTATCTGCTGACATTAAAAACGACATCAATTCCCGCAAAGATTGGGAAACGATGATGAAAGACGGTATTCAGTTGCTGGGTCTTAAATACGAGAACCGCACGGAACCGTGGCCCGGAGCGTGTGGTGTGTATCACCCGATGATAACTGAGGCTGTAGTGCGGTTTCAGTCTGAAACGATTATGGAAACCTTCCCCGCTGCGGGGCCGGTTAAAACTAAAATTGTTGGTAAACAGACAATAGATAAAGATGCAGCAGCAGCGCGTGTGTCAGAAGATATGAATTGGCAGTTGACGGAGAATATGACCGAGTTTCGTCCTGAGCATGAGCGCATGTTGTGGAGCCTTCCGGGGGCGGGGTCAGCCTTTAAGAAAGTCTATAAAGACCCAGTGCTGGAGCGCCAGACTTCGGTGTTTGTACCGGCTGAAGATATTATGCTGCCGTATGGCGCGTCTGAATTGTTGACATGCCATCGTATTACGCACCGGATGCGCAAAACTAAAAACGAAGTAGCGGTGTTGCAATACAACGGGTTTTGGTTAGACGTGGACTTGGGTGAACCGCTCAAAACAAACACAGATATCCAGAAACGCAAAGATTTAGAAATGGGCGTATCTTCCATAAACGATGATCGGTATACGATCTATGAAGCGTGTGTTGACCTTGATTTGCCGGGGTTTGAGGACACGGACAAAGATGATGAGCCAACTGGCTTGGCGTTGCCGTATATTGTGACGTTTGTTGATGGCACAGATCAGATTTTGTCTATTCGCCGTAACTGGAAAGAAGACGACAAAAAACGGCAAAAACGGTTGCACTACGTTCACTATCAATACATTCCCGGCTTTGGTGCTTATGGCTTTGGCCTGTTTCACTTAATTGGTGGGTTTGCTAAAAGCGCAACAAGCATCATTCGCCAGCTAGTTGACGCTGGGACGCTAAGTAATCTTCCCGGAGGTTTGAAATCACGGGGTCTGCGGATTAAAGGAGATGACACGCCGATTGCTCCGGGTGAGTTTCGTGACGTGGATATTGGTTCTGGGTCTATAAAAGACAACATTCTTCCGCTGCCGTATAAAGAACCAAGCATGGTTCTGTCTGGGTTGCTGGACAAGATTGTGGAAGAAGGGCGTCGCTTTGCGGCTACTGCGGATATGAAAGTATCTGATATGTCAGCGCAAGCCCCTGTAGGCACAACGCTGGCTTTGCTTGAGCGCCAGTTAAAAGTGATGTCAGCGGTGCAAGCGCGGGTGCATTACGCGTTTAAACAAGAGTTGCAGTTAATTGCAGAGTTAGTACGCGAAGATTCACCGGCTAACGAAGAGTATCCGTACGACGTAGACGGAAAGCAGGGCCGCAAAGCTAAGTATGAGGATTATCGGCATTTGGAAATAATACCGGTGTCTGATCCCAATACGGCTACGATGAGCCAGCGGATTGCACAATATCAAGCCGTATTGCAGCTATCAACGTCTTCGCCTCAGATTTATGACATGCCAGAACTACACCGGCAGATGTTGCAGGTATTGGGCATTAAAAACATAGAAAAGCTTATTCCAACCGTAGATGATCTAAAACCAACTGATCCGGTGCAAGAAAATCAAAATGTTTTGTCTGGCAAACCGGTTAAAGCGTTTGCATATCAGGATCACGAGTCCCACATTGCAGTCCATAACGCCGCTGCACAAGACCCTATTATACAAAAGCTAATCGGTCAAAACCCACAAGCGCAAGCTATTCAAGCAGCGATGTTGTCTCACATTACAGAACACGTTGGGTTTGCCTATCGTAACAAAATATCTGACGCGCTGGGTGCAGCATTGCCAGACTCTAAAGAAGGGCTGCCGCCTGAGATGGAGTATCAGTTGTCGCAGTTGTTGGCACAAGCTGCTCCACAAGTGTTGGCGCAGAGTAAAGCGTTGGCAGGGCAGGAACAAGCTAAACAAAACGCTCAAGACCCGTTGATTCAACTTCAACAACAAGAGTTGCAGATAAAACAGCAAGGGTTGCAGTTAAAACAACAAGAGGGTCAAGCTAAAGCCCAAGAAGCACAAGCTCAGATGCAAGCTCAAATGCAAGAGTCACAAGCTAAGATGCAAATTCAAATGCAGGAAATACAACGCAAGTCTAAAAAAGATATGGCGGATATTGCTGCTAAAGCAGACGAAATCCGGTTGCGCGAAGAAGAAATCAAAGGCCGTCAACAAATGGAAGGAACAAAGATAGGCGTTGATATGGCAAAGCATAAAGAAGAAGCACGTAGGGCACAGCAAAACTCCAAGGAGACTAAGCAATGATGTATATGAGGTTCGCAGAGGAGCTAAAAAAGACCCTGCGCAATGACATGAACAATTACTCGGACGATCTAGCAAACGGCGTCTGCAAAACTTTTGATGAGTATCAGCATCTCTGTGGGGTAATTAAAGGTCTAGCCTTTGCAGAGCGTCACATATTAGACCTTGTTAAACATCTGGAGACAGACGCAAATGAGTGAAATACTGATTGGTCAGAACCCTGACAATCCAGAACAGTCTACCGTTCTGCCGGAAACACAAGAAGCAAAAGCAAAGCAACTCCCGCAACCGTCTGGGTATCACATACTTTGTGCAATCCCTGAGATTGACGGAACTTATGAGAGCGGTCTTGTTAAAGCAGATGTCACCATGTCGCATGAAG